GATCATAAAAAATGATATCTGCTACTGTAGCATTTGATATTCTTTGAAACGGTACTGACATTATATTATTCCTATACTATTAACTCAATTAACCTTGAGATATATTAATTGCTCCACCACGTCTTCGATCAGCGACGCCTGCACCCATATACGCAAGACCTGTTAACCACATTTGTAGTCCACCTGGTTTCTCGCCCATCTTCACTTGAAGTCCTTCTTTTAGAACTGTGAATAGTGCTGTTTCATGGAAGTATGCTCCTACTTTTACAGCAGTTGCGACACCATTAATGTTACCATTAGTTGGTGTTGCTCCACCAGCATCAGCAACAACGTCTACTAAGAAGTTAGAGAAAATAACTCTACATCCATATAGATTTGTTAGTGTGCCTGTAGCAAGTAGTTCTTCACCTAATGAAGTAATTGCTGATCCACCTGTTCCTGCTGTACCTACTGCTCCACCTGATAGTTCTGATAATGCTCTAAGCATTGAAGAACCTTGTGTAGCAACACCTGCAGGTGTAGTACCATTAGAATCTAAAACAATAATTGGTGTTCCAGGTAGTTTTGCAACTGTGTAGTTCTGTTTAATTAACTGAACAAGTCCTAAAACTGTGTTAGAAATAAAACCAGCAGAACCAGCCGCGTTAACTGCGCCGCCATCTACTTGAAGTTCCATTGCACCTAGTTCACTAATGACTGCAAAGCCATCACCGACTGCTGGTATAGCAGAAGTGTTTGCTGGTGTGTTTTTGAAACCTGTAGTACTTAATGCCGCTCCACCTGTTTGCACAAATGCCGCTGTTACACGTTGATCTACTTTTTCACCATATGATCCACCTAATTCTTCACCTAAAGTGGCTGCTAATTCAAATGATGTTGTCCATGAATAGAACACATCAAATGCTGTAGCCGCTACTGCTGGCGTTGCTTGGATAGAACGTTGTGCAAGACTAGGGTTCTGTTCTACAGCACCACCAACTCCGAAACCTGTTCCAGGTGCCGCGTTGGGATCGTAGTCTTGGTATGTGATAGCACTAAAGTTTGGAACTAAGTACGTGTCACCTTGATTTGGAGTCACTACTCTTGTATAGTCTACAAGACCTTGTGACTCATGCATTGCTTCCAATGCAAAGTTTGCTATTGCGAATGTGAAGCCATCTGCTTCATTATTAACTCCGCCTAATACGTATGCCATGATTAATCTCCTTTAAAAATATTTTAATTGGCTTTAAACAAATTAGTTCCGTTTAGGACTAGAATCAGAGACACTTACTTGTAGACCTTTAATACCGACACCTCTACCTAGACCATTACGTGTTTTCCATTGCTTAAAAGCGGCTGGATCTTTCGTATAATCTGGTATAGCATCTAAATTGCTACCTGCAAATTTACTCTGTCCTGGTCTTAATCCAGAACCAGATTGAGTATTAGAATTTTGCTTAAGTAACTTTGGGTTACCTTGTGCTACTTCTTCTACTAAATCTTTTAACGTAAGTGGTTCGCCGTCTGATCCGTATCGTTCTTGCCCTTTAGCGTTTACAATGCTGTAAGTTTTATCTTCATTCCATTGAATGTTAGACTTAACTTTCTGCATAGCATATTCTGTAAGATCAGAATCAAAACGATCACCCATTGATTGCATGATATCAGATTCAAGTTCTTTACCTTTCAGTGCTACTTCTTTAGAAGATAACTCTGACTGTAATTTTTGAAACTGTTCTTGCAAGTCATTGTTAGAAACAGAACGAGTCTGTTGCTCGGGTTGACGTTGCTCCACTGGCTGTACGTTGCCACCGACTTGTGTCTGTACTGTTTTACTTTGTGCTATAAATTGCACTGCATCTTCGACTGAACTTAAGTTCTGCCCTGATGCTTTACTCAATGCATTTAAAATACCTTGAGTTTGCGATTTACGAATAGCACTAGGATTAACTGTACTTTCACTTGAAGATTGTTGAGCATTAACATTATTGTCACTGTTCACTACTGCATCTTCTTGCAGGGCTTGTTCGTTGCCACCGATATTTTCATCAATCATTAAATTCTCCTATTTTACGTAATAAACGATTCGATTGTTATTGTATTTAACGTCCTGTATTCAGTCCGCTAAGTTGTACTGCAACTGCTTGTTGCGTTTCATATGAAGGTCCAGTGTTTTGTATTGCTACTGGTCTCCCAGGGCCACTACCATCATATGCTTCTAAACTTTCATCACCATCACTTTCCCCTTCATAATCATCATTATAAGTAGGGATTTGTGATTGTAAATCACGGCTTAAAACTCTGTCATTGTCATCAGTCATCAACTGCCTCATAGCAGGATCTTCAACTGTGTCAATAAATGCTTGTTCATATTGAGCAATAGATTCATCAGGTGCTAAGATAGCAATGATGTCTTTTGTTATCATATCATTGACCATTGAGTTATCTGGTACTAATGCTTTTGCTTCTTTATAAACAGCAATTCTATAATTTGTGTCATGTGCATCATAATCAGTTGCATAGAGAACTTCGCCAGCCCAACGCATGTTCATAAAACGTGCGGCGTATGTAAAGATTTGTTCTTCTGTAACTTCCATAAGTCTTGCTTTTGCTTTAGCAACTCTATGTAATTGTTTGCGTTCTTCTATGATTGCAATACCTGATTGCACATTATGACGAGACATTCTTAGTCCACCTAAGCCTGTCAAGTTTTCTATTTGATCTAAAACTTCTTTTTGTTTTTCCATTGTCTTAGTAACATCGCCTGTGTCTACAGGGATAGTCTCTAACTGACCCTGCATTGCTCTGACAATTGAACCTGCTTGTGCTGGAACTGATACGCCTTTGTCTGCTCTAATTAATGTTTTAGCAAACTGAATTGATGTGTATGCATCGCATTCTAACTTGTAGTATTCTCTCATTGCATCTGAGGCTGAGTCGATATCTGAGATACCGTAATCTATTGATCTAGGATCCATTTTAGCATATGCCATGAATCCTGGTATGCCCATACCTTCTGGGTATGTGCCTTCACCTATGATTTCTGCTTCTTCGTCTTCTTGTGCTGTTTTTTTAACTTTGTAACTAATCCAATATGATGGATAATCATCTCCACCTAAGTGATAACACTTTAAGTAGTAACACTCATCGTCTTCGTTCTCTAATACTTTAACATATTTAAGACAAGGTTTTCCGCCATAGATGTCATATTCCCAGTCCCATACTGATATAGGATTGATTGCAACAACATATGGTCTGCCTAAGTTGCCTTCGTTTTCTTGTGGCATGTCTACAAAGACCCAACACTGTCCATAGATAGAAGTTAGATCGCCTACGTTCTCCATGAATGCGTTCATTGATCTGTTTTGTAGATCAGCATCTAGTAACATAAGTTGTGACCATTCTATGTTGTCTGGATTGATTGCTGTACCTTGTGGCGTAGCAAATTTAAGATCACGTTTTATGCCTGGCTCAAACACTACGTCATTAATCGTATCAACGATATAACGACAAATAGGTTGTGCAACTGTGTTTTCGATTAAGTCTAAGTATAGATTTGAATCTTCTGATGGACGCTTTTTGCGTACATGTCTTTTAAATTGTAGTCCACCAAGATATGCCACTTGATAACTCAGCATTTGAGGTAGCATTGCGGCATACAAAGGACTTTGTCTGAGTAAATCTTTAGACTTCATAGATTATTTTCCTAGAATGTAATGATGTTATTTAGTAGTAACAATGTATTTATAATATATTATATCTTTTTATGTTTGCAGTTATCGTTGTGCCAACGATTAATCAAACCTTTTTGTGCTACCATATCGCAATGATCACATTTAATTTTTGATTTAACACCGTAGTGATTGTGCCGACCTTTCTGAATCATGTCTAACGTGTTATCTTTATGTGTTCCTGCAAACAAGTGTTCTGGATTTACACAAAGAGGATTATCGCATGTGTGTAAAACACACTTGCCTTTGGGTATTGATCCATAAGTTACTTCGTATGATACACGATGCGTTGTTCTCATGTTGTTGAATTCTGTATCTTTGATCATGCCATAGCCGATATTGTTAATACCACCTTGCCACTCCCAGCAATTAGTTGTTTTGTTTTTAATTGTTTTTCTGTATAGTCTTTCGTCTATCGGTGTTCTTTTGCCCATTTTATTCTTCCCTTTTGTATTCTATCTCACGTAATTTGTCTACTTTCTCAATCATCGTGTCTAGTTTTTCTGTTAATTTATTCGTGCCTTTAATTCTTGTATATTCATATACAAGACCTATGACTTGTTTTTTATAGTGTGTGTATGTGTGTTCGTGTTTGCGAACTTGACCTGGCAACGACAAATCATACATGATTTTGCTATATCTTACCATTCTTGCTTCTAAGTCTGGCAGACTGTCATAGTCATTTGCTAGTGTATCAAATTCACTCATAATGTATTTATAGTTAAACTTTTATTATAAAAATATAATATACTACCAAATAACATGATCGATATCCTCGTCTCGTTTACCCATAATCTCTTCCCATGTAGGTCCACCTTCATATAACGGACTATATGGTTTGTGTTCTATGCCTGGCTCCATTGCTCTGCTTATGCGTTCATCCATACCTTGATATTCTGCACCACCCCATGAATCATGTTGTATAGGAAATAGATGATGTATGCCATAACGAATAGAATCGCCTAAGCCATCAATATGCGAATATTTTGCATCAGTGTATTTTACTAACTTCTTACGTGTGCCATCTTCAAAGTGATAACTCTGTAATGCTTCTATAGATTGTACATCATATGGACTAATGACAAGTCCACCTCTGTTTATAAATGCGTTACTACTATTGTCTGTATCTGATATCAAAGGGTTGCTACGTTTACTATTGATAATTGTAAAGCCATACTTTTCTAAGATAGTTCTATCTGTTACACCGAATGTCGATGTAGTATCTCTGTTTGTTTGTGCACCAGACATATCTATAATAGAATAAATTCTACGTCTAGGGTAGTCTTCTCTAATTTGTTTTGCTAGTTCTTCTGTAGAACAGTTCTTAATTGCATACGACTTAAGTATCTCTATCGTACCCTTCATATCGCCTGGCTTGTTAACTTGTGCTACAGTTGCACACATAACTCTTTTGTTAAAGTCATGGAATGTATAGATGTCACCTAGATTGTCAAAGATATCTCTGCAATGCTTTGCTCTGTTAAACGTATAGAAGAACTGATCTTGTACTGACTCCCACGAACACATATAGTCTTGCTCGAACTTAAGTGGACTAATCATCTTCTTTTGTTCTTCGATAAACTCTAAGTTACCACTACGCATTTCTAAGTAGTTCATGTGACGAACAACATATCTATCTGGATTATCTTTTGCCATATTGAATAGATCGTATAAGGGACCATTACCGTTAGGCGTAGATATCACAATCAATCTACCAGTAGTGTCTGCTGATCCTACTCTAGGTCTTAATCTGTTTGTTATCTCTTGTAAAGTATCTTGTGAGTAAAGTGCGGCTTCGTCTGCTACCCACACACCTACGTTAAGTCCTCTTAGATTCTCTTTCATCTCAGCAGACTTACATCTTATAAAAACACCGTTAGGGAACTTAATTGTTAGTTCACTGTTGTTGATCTCTTTACCATCTCTTAGACCAAAGTGTTCCATGCATGATTGTTTGAGTGGCTCCCATATCAAAGACTTGATCATAGAACCAGTAGGCGCAGAATAGATAATGTCTTTACCTTTATGATACTTTTCATCTGTTGCAAACAAAGGCAGTGCAACTGCGGCTAAGAATGTCTTACCCGATCCTACAGGCACAATGTCAATACAACTCTTATCTGTTTCAAGCCAATCAGACATAATAGTCTGTTGCTCTCCATAGAGAGTTATATCTATATTATTTGCTGGCATCAATAATCTTCAGATCAGGTTCACGCCATTCTGGTAACTCTTGCTGATTAAACTTAAAGTTATTCACAAGTGATTGTCCCATTGAATGTACATCTAACTCATGCTTGTCTGCAATGACTTTACTTAATATAAGTTTTTCGTATTGTATACGTGCAGTAGTATCACACGCAATGATACTAGCATGATAACCTTCTGCTAACAATTGTTCAAAAGGTTTACCCATCTGTAAAGATATCTGTCTAAGTATTCTCTCAGACGTAACTTTGTTTGTAGAGCCTTTAGGTCTACCAGCGCCTTTCATGGCACCACCTTTAACTGGCTTTCTTGGCATCGTGCTTCTCCTTTCTTAGAGTATGTTTTAAAAACAAATCTTCGATTGTCTTTTTTAATTTTGGTTTGTTTGTTGCTGTTAACAAGTCTACTCTAAATTGATTTAATTCTGTTACATCACTCAATCGTTGCATTGCAATTTCTATATGATGATGACATGAGGCACAACACATACTAGAAATAAGTTTGTCTAATGTATATTGAGTTTCTTTGTAATTCATAATTTACCTCTGTATTTTAAAACAAGTGTACTACAAGTACCCCTGTCAATTAATGTTTGTTTTGCTAACATTACAATTGCATCGTTTTGATCTAAATGATAATTGTAACCGTCATCTTCTGTATAGTTTGTTCCTTGTTTTAGTACGTGATTATGAAACTCACATATCTGATGATCAGACCACGAACTTAAATCAATCTTCATTCTTTTGACTTTTAGCCCATGCTAATGCTCTAGGCCCTCCCCAAAGATATGTTGCAAGTATTTGCTTACTATCTTGGATTGTTCTACCCTTTGCTTTTGCTTCTTTGTAAACTTTCTCAGTACGACTCAAATAACTAATCATTCTGTTAATTGTTTGTCTGCTTACATTAGCACCTCTTGCTAAATCTCTTGCTCTAGCAAGTCCAACACTCGTCCCAGCACGATTGCTAGGCGCAAGTGTTTCTCTAACATCTAAAGCACGTTGTGCGGCTTTACGCACATAGTCTGGTGGTACAGGCATTATCTTGGTCTCGGTCTAGGCTTAGGCTTTGGCTTATACGTAGATTTTTTCATAGTCAGTCTCCTTATCTTCTGGGTCAAGTCCATCATAGACTTTACCATCTTTCTTACACTTATATTTAAGTTTACCATAAACTGTCATTAGTTTAGTATTATCTTCTTTCCACTTATCTCTAATCATTTCAAAACGTTCACTGCCTAAAATGATCTTTAACTGCCACTCACAATCTGACACACTCATGTTAGTGTCAAACTCTCCAGACTCTAACGTCCACATAAAGTCCATACACTTATCTAACTCTATAGGGTTCATATACAAAGACAACTCTGTTACCATTCTATTCATAATCTTGTGAACTTCTTGGTTACGCCAGGGTCTGTCAGTAATACCCTGCAATTTCTTTTGTGCTTGTTTACTCATCTTCTTTAGCCTCACTTACTTTTGCTCTTTCGTTTGCAAGATCAGTCTCTAACTCATGTTCTGCTAACAACGATCTGAGAAAGTTAACTACGGCTGTCATCGATAGTATAGTAAAATCTACGCCTCTACGTTCATCATCGTTTAGTTCACTTACATCTAATTGCTTGGCTTCATCAAGGTGTTGCATCGTTTGTACAAGCAAGGGCTGAATTGTTACCCATGTTATGCCATCTGGTGCAGTATGCATCATATAGCGTTTTACGGTTTCTTCTTTCTTTTTCATTCTTTCTCCTTATTAAGTTGTTAACTACAATATACTGGTCAAAAGTGACCAAAATTTTAAACTCGCTGTAAGCACAAGCCCATTTTCTGAGATTGATATAGACCCAAACTTTTTTTTAAAAATGCTTGACATTGCCACCACATCCTGTTATAATAGTTGTATCTTAAGTAGATAGTGAGGTCCCACTGAAACAGAGACAGTCTCTTGCAATAGTAGAGACAGGAGTGATCGCTCTAACATCGATCTCTACTTAAGATACCTTAGGGTGGATAGCATGTTTAAATACCATCTTGCTATCTGCCCTTTCTTTTAGGCTTAGTCTTATAGCCCTGTGCCTCTATGGCATAGCCTTGCTTCTCTGCATCTTCTCGTTTCTTATACATCTTACCAGATTGTCCCCACTGATAAAATGTTTCTCCATTAACTGTTAACTTTCTTACTGGCATTACTATATCTCCTTCTACTATGAATGTATGGATGGTTGGCTTAGTCACACAATAGCCCTCAGACTCTCTGTAATCGTTTCTAAGCGATTTAAATTGGTTGTTGATGTCATCAGTCGACTAATCCTTTACACACTCTTAAATGTCTAGCAAAGGCATCCAAACTTGCCTTCTTAGCCGAACAGTAATTACACTTATAAGAGGTAGACTTCCATCCTTTGTGCTGACTAATGCCATTACCCTTAAACAATTTGTATATAATTGTGGCATGATCTCTCGCATCATCGTCCACAGTAAGCACGATCTCTGAATCGTTTGGCACTGTGGTGTTATTAATTGGACTGTTCATTAAGTTCTTTACCAAATTGGGCGGCTAATCTAAAAGCCTCTTGTGTTCTTGCTTTTTTCTCT